AGATTCGACGATCGAACCTGAAGCACCACAACCAACAGAAGGAGAAGACGAAGTGGAAGACACCGTCAAAGACGCTGCAACCGCCGAAACGGTTGAAGCCGCCCAGTCAATCACCGCAACTGCAAACGCAGTTGGTGGTTGGAAAGCAACACCACGAATCGAACTAACTGCTGCAAAGTACCTGGAAAACAAGGTTCTTGCTGCAACAGGCGACGAAACTGCACGCCAATACGTTTTAGCAGCTGACAACACAACAGACAACGCAGGACTTGTTCCTACACGTCAGTTGTCAGAAGTAATCAACGGACTATCAACAACAATCCGCCCAAGCATTGACGCGATTTCTCGCGGCACACTGCCTGACGCTGGAATGACATTTGAGATCCCAAAGATCACTGCTGCGCCAACAGTTGCAATCGCAGCAGAAGACGCAATTTTTTCAGACACAGATCAGAACAGTGCGTTCTTATCAGTTGACGTTAAGAAGTTTGCTGGACAACAGAAGTTTTCAGTTGAACTATTAACACGCACAAGCCCATTGTTCTATGACGAACTATTGCGCAACATGGTTGCAGCAATGGCAAAGGCACAGGACGCATACGCAAATGCACAACTAGTTGCAGGCGCAACTGCTGACTCAACAGGTATCACAACATACCCAACAGCAGCTGAGTTGCTTGGCGTTGTAGCACGTGGTTCAGCAAGCGTTTATGCTGCAACTGCTGGTCTTGCAAATCCATTTGCACGCAACATTTTGGTCAACACATCACAGTGGTCAAACCTAATGTCACTCAACGATTCAGGTCGTCCGATCTACAACGAAGTGACAAACCCAATGAACCAGCCAGGTTCAGCAACACCAGGTTCACTTCGTGGACGCGTTGCAGGTCTTGATCTTTACGTCACTGCAAACACTGCTGCGACAACAGATACAGACGATTCAATCATGATCATCAACCCTGACGCTTATACATGGTACGAGGGAACTTCCTACCAGTTGCGCGCAGAATCAACCGCTGACGGTTCAATCACAGTCGGCGTTTATTCATTCGGTGCAGTTGCGACAAAGATCGCAGCGGGCGCATTTGGTGTGAATAAGTCGTAATCGACAAAAACTAATCATGCGGCGGGTTCTCCCGATCTCGCCGCAGCCGATCGAAAGGAAACGGACATGCCAGCCATTGTCACTGCGAGTCAATTGCGGACGGTGCTTGGCGTGTCCGTTTCACTTTATTCAGACGCCTATCTTGACGAAATCATCAACACTGCCGAAGCCGTGATTTTGCCCATGCTGGTGGCAAACACTTCAGCAATTCAGTCATACAAACTTGAATCCAATGTTGCTTATTTCTACACCGAAAGAAATCATCATTTTGTGGCAGGTCAATCAGTCATTGTGACTGGTCTGCCAGCACCATTCACCGCGACACATACCGTCGTGACTGCAACGCCTTATTCGTTCACCGCTGCCTTGACTTCATCAAATGTCACATTGCGCGAGATCATTCCAATGGGCACTGCAACACTTCAGGGCTATTCAGCAGCTGATTTATACGCAACCAGCGCACCAATTGAATCTGCAATTTTGGCAGTCAGCGTGGAAGTCTTTCAGTCACGCGTTGCCGCTGGTGGACAGATCGAGGGCGTGGACTTTACTTCGACCCCGTACCGCATGGGGCGCAGCCTGACCAACCGTGTTTCAACATTGCTTATGCCATTTTTGGACGTGGAAACGGTCGTTCAATAAGTGACCGCCAATGCCGTTTCCGATACACGCGCAGCCTTAGCAAACGCCTTCAGTGCGCTATCTGCCAACGTGTACCCAAGCGTTCCTGAATCGCCAATCCCGCCCGCCATTGTGGTCGTGCCTGATTCGCCTTACATGGAAATTGTTCTCATTGGCAAGGCTTCGACAAAGGTCAAAATCAATTTTGCAATCACTGCCATTGTTGCTTCAAATAGCAACGCGGGTTCACTTGATAACCTGGAAAAACTCATCATGGGAATTCTTGCGGCAATGCCCGCAGGATACGTTGTTGGACAAATCGAAAAGCCGACGGTCTTAGAAGTAGGGCAGTCACCAATGCTTGTCGCCGACATCAACGTTTCGACGTACTACACACAGACAACTTAGGGGACAAAATGCCAACGACAATCATTACTGGTCGCGATTTAGTCGTGACCATTGCAACCGTTAACTATGACGCGCAGGCGACCAGCGCGGTTCTAGCCAACTCACCAACAGTCGAGACTTACCAAACACTTGACGGCAAGGCTTACAAGCACATTGACGACCAGTGGACATTTGACATTTCAATGCTGGCTGACTGGGGCGCGTCAGGTTCATTGTGCGAAGCACTATGGACTGCATGCGAAACTGCGCCAAATACAGTTTTGGCAGTGTCATTGACTGCCGTTACTGGTGCAGTCTTTACATTCAACGTCATGCCAGTATTCCCAGCAGTCGGCGGGTCAGCACCTGACGCACAGACCGTTGACCTATCATTCATTGTGGTGGGAACACCAACTGAGAACTTCAGCTAATAAACAACTAATCGGGAGACAAAATGAAACTACCAATAACAATTGAATACAACGACGGGGTGCAGGCTACGTACACGGCTGCACCACCTGAGTGGGTTAAGTGGGAAAAGCACACGGGGAACACAATTTCCCAGGCACAGGAAAAAATCGGGATTTCAGACCTGGTCTTCCTTGCCTATCACGCCATGAAGCGCGAAGCCGCTGGGAAGCCAGTCAAGCCAATCGAAGCATGGACGGAGACAATCTCCGAAGTGATCGTCGGTGAAGCAAACCCAAAAGCCACCCAGTCGGAAGCCTTAGCAGAATAGTTTGGGAGATAGCCCTGGCGACGGGGCTATCACCAAATGAGTTTGAAAGTGCCGAAGACATTTTGACGGTCATTGAAATTTTAGAAAGGCGGGCAAATGGCGACTGACGCGATCAGTTATGACAAAGCGGAATTGCGCGCCATAACCCGTTCCTTCAAAGCAATGGACGAAGAAGCAACCAAACAGGCAAAAGTTATCAGCAGCGAATTGGCGGACTATGTTCGTTCAAGCGTGATCGACGCCGCGTCAACCAGCGGCACAAATCAGGCGGCGAAGGTAAGAATTGCCACTGGTGCAAAGGTTTCAAAGTCATCAAAAATTGGTGAGATTTCCTACGGATTCGCGCAGCAAAAGTTTTCAGGCGGCGGCACGACTCAGCAATTGTGGGCTGGTAACGAATTTGGTTCAAATAAGAAAAAGCAATTTCCAGTGTGGTCGGGTCGTGAAGGTCGCGGTTCGCGCGGCTGGTTTATCTATCCGACATTGCGCAGAATCCAGCCTGAGATCGTCAAGCGTTGGGAAAACGCATTCGTCAAGGTTGTAAAGGAGTTTGACTAATGGCTGGCAGTCGTACCCTTAAACTTTCGATTCTTGGTGACGTTGACAATCTCAACAAATCGCTGAAGACTGCTGGCAAGGACGTCGAAACCTTCGGCGACAAAATGGGCAAGGTTGGCAAAATGGTTGGCGCGGCGTTTGTTGCCGCTGCCGCTGCTGCTGGTGCGTACGCAATCAAAATCGGCGTCGAAGGCGTCAAGGCTGCCATTGCTGACGAAAAGGCACAGACACAATTGGCGTTGGCGTTGGAAAATGCCACAGGCGCGACACAGGCACAAATCGCAGCAACTGAACAATCGATTCTTCAAATGTCATTGGCAACTGGTGTTGCTGACGACGAATTGCGCCCTGCGCTTGGTCGCTTGGTTAGATCGACGGGCGACATCACAAAGGCACAAGACTTACTTTCAACCGCACTGGACATTTCAACCGCAACGGGCAAGCCGCTTGAAACAGTTGCGAACGCGCTGGGCAAGGCGTACGACGGAAACACCGCGTCATTGGGCAAATTGGGCATTGGTCTTTCAGCTGCTGAATTGAAGACCATGAACTTCACACAGGTTCAGGGCAAACTTTCAGATTTATTTGGTGGGGCTGCTGCACGTAACGCAGACACCTACGCGGGACGAATTGCAAGAATGCAGGTCGCCTTCGACGAAGCGAAGGAAACAATCGGTTTTGCGTTGCTGCCAATCCTCGAAAAGATGATCAACTTCATCAATCAAAACGCATTGCCAATCATTAACGCATTTTCAGGCGCGTTCAGCCTTAACGGCAACGGTCTTGGCGGCGTCATCACCACATTGGGCAACATCATTGTCAACACCTTCACGCCGATCATCAATGGTTTGTTGAAGGCGTTCGGATACATCAAAAACGCAATCGGTGACAACCTAGACACCTTCAAAGAATTCGGCGGCTACATTGCGACCTATCTTGCGCCCGTCATTGGCACGGTATTGGGTGGGGCATTGCAGGTTGCAGGCAAAATCGCCGGGGGTGTCATTGACGTCATTGCAGGCGTCGTCAAGATTTTGAATGGTTTGATTTCGGGTGCGGTTGCTGGAATCAATGCTTTGATTTCTGCCTATAACGCAATTCCATTTTTGCCAAACGTCGGGAAAATTACGACGCCAACGGTCAGTGTGCCAACAATTAAGACACCAACGGTTTCAACTGCCGTTCCAAAGATTCCGACAATTTCCACGCCTTCAACTAGCGGCACAACGACCACGTCAAGCGGGGGCGGTGTTTCAACGGCTGCAAAGGTTGCTGCAACTGCCGCTGCCGCTGCGACGAATGTTGTTTCAGGCAACTTCAACCCTGGTTCATTCAGAATGGGTGAAGAAAAAGACCGTGTCGGCACAACGATCAACCTGACGGTGACTGGTGCGTTTGATAAGGAAGGCACTGCACGAACAATCGTTGACACGTTGAACAATTCCTACTATCGCGGCACAGGCGGCGCAACTAACCTGCAAATCGCATGACCCAGTGGAATCCAATTTGGAAGGTTGAAATCGACGGTGTTTCGTACACCAACGCGGTTTTGGCAAATCTTGCTATTCGCAGCGGTCGAACAAACATTTATGAGCAGGCACAGGCGGGATACGCCAACATTCAGCTGATCGACCTTGCCCAATCCACAATCCCAGTTTCAATCAATAGCAGCATTTCAATTGAAGTGCAGGACACATCAGGCACATACGTTCCCATTTTTGGCGGCAGTGTGGTTGACATTGTGGTTGAAGTCCGCGACGTGGGTTCGACGGCATTTACACAGACTTATTCGATCACGGCATTGGGCGCATTGTCCCGACTTCAAAAAGCCTTGACCGACGGTGTTTTGTCAAAGGATTTTGATGGCGATCAAATTTTGTCATTGCTGACTGACTTGCTTGTTAATTCGTGGAATGAAGTGCCCGCCGCATTGGAATGGGCTGACTATGACCCAACCGTCACCTGGGCAAACGCTGAAAACACTGGGTTGGGCACGATCGATACACCAGGCGAATACGAGTTGCAGGCACGATCATCAGAACGAACCAACGTTTATTCGTTGGTTTCGGCGTTGGCAACTTCAGGGCTTGGGTACATTTACGAAAACGCATTTGGGCAAATTTCCTATGCAGACGCCACGCACCGCAGCCAATACCTATCAACCAACGGCTACGTGGATCTCACTGCCAATCAGGCGCGTGCAGCAGGGTTGCGCGTTGAAACCCGCGCAGGCGACGTTCGCAACCAAATAACGATTCAATACAAAAACGGTCAGGAAGCCAGCGCGACTGACGCAACTTCAATTTCGGTGTACGGCAATCTTGGTCAGATCATTACGACAACACTTGAAAACACCGTGGACGCCGAATACCAGGCTGATTTCTACTTGGCATTGAGAAAAGACCCGCAGGCTATTTTCAGCGAAATCACGTTTGACCTGACGAATCCTGAATTGGACGATTCAGACCGTGACAATCTGCTGAACGTGTTTATGGGTGAAGCGGTTGCAATTAACGATTTACCTGCCAACATGGGTTCAATCTTCCAGGGATTTGTCGAGGGCTGGTCATTCCAGGCTGGGTACAACACACTTTCAATTTCATTGATCGTTTCACCAACTGCCTATTCATTGCAGGCATTGCAGTGGGACGAAATTGCAAACACTTTCACGTGGTCAAGCGTGTCGCCGACACTTGACTGGGCACGTGCAACAATTATCACCTAAGAAGGAGAAGACATGACGAACCCGACTAATCCGTTCAACTGGCAAATGCCGACGGCGAGTGACCTGGTCACGGACTTGCCTGCTGATTTTGAAACATTCGGTCAAGCCGTCGCCACTTCAATGGCTGACTTACTTGGCGGCACAACTGGTCAGGTTTTGTCGAAGGCGTCAAACACTGACATGGACTTCACATGGGTGACTTCAGACGACGCAAACGCAATCCAAAACGCAATTGTTGACGCTAAGGGCGATCTAATTGCAGCCAGTGCAGCTGATACACCTGCCCGTCTAGCAGTGGGCAACAACGGCGAAACGCTTGTAGCAGATTCATCAACCTCAACAGGATTGCGCTATCAGCAAGTTCAAAATGTGAATGCCTGTTATAACTCAGCCTTTGATATTTGGCAACGCGGAACATCTTTTGCTGCTACAGGTGCAACTAATCAATACGCGGCAGATAGATGGTTGATCTACCGCGGCGTGGGAAGTTCAACTTTTAGCCGTCAAGCCGCTGGTTCGCTAGGCACTACTCCCGCGCAAATTGCTCAATACTGTATGCGCGTTGCTCGCGATAGTGGAAACACTGCGACTAATGAAATCTACTTGATGCAAACCTTTGAAAATGTTGATTCTAATGCGTACTTAGGTAAAACTGTTGTTTTCTCTTTTTATGCTCGTAAAGGTGCTAATTTTTCCGAAGCCAATTCTTATGTAACTGGTGCAATCGTTACGGGAACAGGCACAGACCAAAACCAATTAAACTTTACTGGTTTTTCTGCGCTTCAAAATACCAATTTTACTTTAACTACATCTTGGCAGCGTTTTCAAATGACTGCGACTGTTCCAACAAATGTCACACAAATTGGAGTGCGTTTTTTCTATGCTCCAACTGGAACGGCTGGGGCAGCAGATTATTTTGAAGTAACTGCCGTTAAGTTTGAGACTGGTTCGATAGCCAGTACCTTTAACCGCCAAAACGCAACAATCCAAGGAGAATTAGCCGCTTGCAGACGCTATTATCAAAAGTTTGGCGGTAACAATACTTATGAGTTCATTGGTCAAGGTTTTGCAGGTACAACCACTTTACTTTCTGTACCTATTCAACTTGATACGCCAATGCGTGTTGTTCCAACAAGTGTCGATTTTTCAACACTTTGCTGGTGGATTGGTGGTGCTGTAACTGCTATTTCGGCAGCAACACTGCAAAGTAACAGCAACTCTACTTTTAAACCTGTTATCGCAATGACCACAACAGGCGTGACTGCCAATTCCACATACGGAATTTTAACTAACAATTCAACATCTGGCTACATAGCCTTAAACGCGGAGTTATAAAAATGGATAATGTAACCTTTATTGACATTACAGACCCAATCACAGGCGATGTAACTACTCACGCCATAATTGACCGAGGCAATGGAGAATTTACTTCAATGCTGAAATCAACTTATGACGCTATGCAAGCGGAACAATCCACACCAATGGTTGCTGACGAATGACTTACCCACAAGGCACAAACGCCAGGTTGATCGAAGTCGCAGCAGCTGAAGTTGGCACAATCGAAGAAGGCGACAACCTGACAAAGTACGGCAAATTCACAAAGGCAGACGGGTTGCCTTGGTGTGGTTCATTTGTCAATTGGTGTGCAAACGAAGCGGGCGTCAAAATTCATTCAGTGGTCAGCACTGCAATTGGCGCACATAAATTCAAGGAAATTCAACGTTGGTCAGGCATGCCGCAGTTGGGATACTTGGCATTTATGGACTTTCCACATGACGGCGTTGATCGCATTTCACACATTGGAATTGTTGTTGGGCTGATCGATTTAAAGACATGTTTGACGATCGAAGGCAACACCAGCGGGACAGGCGACCAGCGCAATGGCGGCATGGTAATGGTGAAGGTTCGTTCATACGGTGAAGGCAAGGAAATTGTCGGTTTCGGCATTCCAAAGTTTGTGCCGTACAAGGGCGAATTTCCAAAGATCGAAATACCTACAACGGCAGCGAAGCCAAAGAAGGAGACAAAAAAATGGTCGAAGCCAAAGCCCTAATCGCGTCATGGGCGCGTTCATTCATGGCAGCAGCACTTGCCCTTTACATGGCGGGCGTGACTGACTCGAAGACCCTTGCAATGGCAGGCGTTGCAGCGGTCGCACCAGTCATTTTGCGCTGGTTGAATCCAAATGACAAAGCCTTCGGTTCTACGGGGAAGTGAACCGTCGATTCGCAGCGGCAGGGTTGGTTTGGGCACTTGCACTAACCCTGTCCGCCTGCGGGTATCAGGGGTGGATTCGTTATGAATGCCAAGAATTCGAAAATTGGTCAAAGCCGCACTGCCAACCACCGCAATGCGTCCCGACTGGAACATGCACTGACGACATACTTGGAATTGAATCGCAACAAACCCGCACGCCGTAAATCGCCCGAAGAAGTTCATGCGCAGCTGATTTTGATTATTGGCGCAACATTGGCAGCAGTCTTTTTGATCGTCACAATTGGAATCACTTATGCGCTGATTTTTGTGACTCAACCAATTGGGGCACAAGCACCCAATGACGCCGCGTTTATCGATCTATTGAAAACCCTGGCAATTTTCTTGACTGGTTCATTGGGCGGCGTACTTGCTGGCAATGGACTGAAATCGAAGCCAAAGCCGATCGACACGCCGACAAACACGCAAGGTTCTTGACCGCGCGCCAATCATGCGTCACCCTGAGTTCAGGTGGTAGTCCTACCGCCTAGAATCGGGAGAATTCAAAATGGTCGTTGATCTATTAGACCCGCAAACATTGGGTCGCCTTGTGGGAATCGTCATTCTCATGGTGTTGGCAGCCGCTGCGGGATACGCAAAAGGCTTCAAAGAAGGCAAGCGCGAAGGCATTGCGCGTCGTAAGGCAATGGTTCGCCACATGGCAAACAAGGCGGTGAAGTAATGTCCGCAATCGCAGCCGCATTTGTTCAGGCACAACGCAATTTCGCACCAGCACTCAAAAAGGCTGATAACCCTTATTTCGGTTCAAAGTACGCAGACCTTGCCGTTTGCATTGAAGCCGTGATCGACGCATTGCACGACAATGGCATTGCATTGATTCAGCACACAGACCAAAGCGACAAGGGCGTCATTGTAAGCACCGTGTTCATGCACGAATCAGGCGAACACATGGAAACAGGCAGCATTTTCGTTCCAGCGGCACAAAATAGCCCGCAGGCATTTGGTTCTGCATTGACCTACGCCCGACGCTATTCACTCATGACCGCATGTGGAATTGCGCCTGAAGACGACGACGGCAACGCCGCTTCAAAGCCACAAGCACCAGTAATTTTGAAGGCTGACGTTTCAGCTGAATTGGACGTTTGGAATACCAAATTCGAACCCGTGCCCAGTTACGCAACGGCGGCTGAAGCCGAAATGGCGGGAACACCGTCACATGGTGCAAGCGAAGCAACCGAAGTGCCAACGTGTAAGCATGGCGACCGTGTGTGGAAACAACAATCCGAAGCCAACGTCAAGGCTGGGAAGAAGAATTGGGGCGGTTACATGTGCCCTGAACGCGGGGACGATCAGTGTCAGCCGTATTGGTACGTTTTTGGTTCAAACGGAATGTGGCGCGCACAATGAGCGATTACATTGAATTGATCAATCCGCAGACAATGGTTTGCAAATTGCTAAAAAACGGTGAAGTCGTTGCCGAATACAAAATGGAACAATGCGACAAATGTTCAATGTTGGCAAAGGTTGACGAGTTCGGCTACCAGCGCGGGCAACGTGGCGAAAAGTTATTGTGGTTTTGTGGGGGTTGCAGGTGAAAATGCAATTAACCAAAGAAGAAGAAATCACGTGCATGTTGGCAGCCGTTAAATTGACGGCAGAATCAACCAAAGGCACAGACAACCCGCAGCGTTACCAAAAAGAATTGGGAACGTTTGAATACCTGGTTGAATCTGCTGAAGCAATTGGCAGCGAATGGGTGGTTGCAAAATACTTCAATCTTCCATTTGACCCGTATGAAAACAAATTCAAAGTCAAAGCCGACGTGGGCAATGCGATCGAAGTCCGGTGGACGAAGTACGTCACGGGTCAGCTGATAGTTCATGAATACGACAGACCGACCGACATTGCCGTTTTGGTAACAGGTCAGTCACCGCATTACTTCATTGCAGGTTGGATTCCAATTGCTATCGCCCAACGCCCGAAGTATCGCCACAGTAAGCAACCCAATTGGTGGGTCACGCAAATCAACCTTCAACCAATCGAGAATTTGAGGAAATCCAACTATGGACAAAGTGCAATTTGAATGCCGCAAATGCAAGAAGATCACAACACAACTAATTCACAAGATCACCGACAACCTGCCCGACGGTGTGGAAGTAATTCAATGCACGAAGTGCGAAGTCATGGGGGTTGCACAGATAGGGACTTCAAATGCCAATCTATGAGTTTGAATGCAAGGTGTGCCAAATCAGTGTTGAGGTGGATAAATCAATCCACGAAGAACGAAACCCAATCTGTTGCGGTCAAAACATGAGTCGCAGGTACTCAACCTTTGGCATTTCATTCAAGGGTGAAGGGTGGGGTCATCAATGAGCGCACAAATTACGGAATTGTCAGACAAGGTTGTGGTAATTACAACCGATCGTCACATTCCAATGGATCACATTAAATCAATTATGGAAGAATTCAAGAAAAAGGGTTTTGAAGTAATTTGGTTGCAATTATGATCACCGTACTCATGGGCGCACCAGGGGCAGGAAAATCAACCTGGACGCGAAATAACAAAACAGGGTTTGAGCATGTTTACAACATTGACGCAATTAGGGCAATCAAAGACATGGACGTGAACGCCTACACATTGCACATGCGCACCAAAGCGATCATGGCGGTTGAATCGGGTCATGACTTAATTGCTGACGCAACGCATGTGATCAAGGCGCACAGGTTGATTTGGCTTCGATTAGCTGACCGCTTGGGTATCGATACGCGTTTGGTTGTATTTGATACACGTCGGGAATTGCTATTGGAAGCACAACGAAACAGGGAATTCCCAGTCAAAAACAGTGTTGTCATTGAGCAGCACCGCAAATTGCAGGTGTCAAAGACTGAAATGAAACGTGAAGGGTGGGGCACAATTGAAGTCATTACACGTTAAGACTTATCCACAGAAGTTATCCACAAGGGGACAAAACCTGTTGGAATCGCCCAACGGTATGCGTAAGTTGTTCAATTGCTTGACACCCGTGTTACGATTTCTTCGCGAGAAGCGAACCGCCTTCGCGGTTAGTTCGCTGAAGCGCAGAAAACGGTTTGGGGCAGGTATTGCCATTTTGGCGGTTACTTCGACAACAGGGATAACAAACGCCCATTCAGCTAACTATTCAATCGATCATTTGAAACTTTATGCACATTCTCGTTTGCTGGATTATCAGCAATTTCAGTGTTTCAATAAGATCATCACAAAGGAAAGCCGTTGGTCATACACTGCACGCAACGGCAGTCATTACGGTTTAGGGCAAATGAGATCGAAGCATTACCGTGATTTAGACCCATTCAGACAGATAGATGCAACAATCAAATACATCACAAATCGTTATCAAACACCATGCAAGGCATGGGCATTTCATGTTGAAAGGAATCATTACTGATGAGCAGTGCATTGAAAGACAATGGAAGCACAAGCCAATGGCGCAAGATTCGTCAGCGTATCCTTCAGCGTGACGGTTACACATGCCAGGCATGCGGTGGGGAAGGCAATTCGGTTGACCACATACTGCCACGCTTAGCAGGTGGGACAGATCATGAATGGAATCTGCAGACATTGTGTGGAAGTTGCAATTCTTCGAAGGGGGGTAGGTTTTTTTATGAACCTAAGACACCCCTGACCCTTTCGTGTTTGATTCTCCCCCCAAACGACTCGAAAAGCCACGAAAATGACTGAGAAGGTCTTAGAAGGTCACCAACCGACTCAAACAGGCTTAAACGGGCTGCAAACGGTTTTGGGTAGGGACACAGAACCCACTATTCCCGTTTTTGGCGTTCAAACCCCCCGAATCCATACCCCACTGAACGATTTACCTTCACGCGGGGGTGAATTGATCGACCTTGCCAGCAGTTTGAAGATCGATCTCATGGAATGGCAGAAATTCGCGCTCATTCACACACACAAGGTCAAGCCTGACGGACGGTGGGCAACACCAGTCAACACGATCGTGGTTGCACGTCAGAACGGAAAATCATTTCTTCAGCTGATCAGAATTTTGGGCGGCTTGTTCTTGTGGGACGAAAACCTGCAAATCGGTTCGGCGCACCGCCTGTCAACTTCACTTGAACAATTCAGGGCAATGGTGCAGATCATTGAAAAGAATGATTCGCTGGCAAAACAGGTCAAGAAGATTCGCTGGCAACACGGTGGTGAAGAAATTGAGACATTGTCAGGGAATCGATTCATTGTACGTGCGGGCGGTTCGGCTGCCCGTGGTGTTTCCCGACCTTCAACCATTCACCTGGACGAATTGCGTGAAATGACGGACATTGAAAGTTTTGCGTCGCTTCGCTATACCCTCATGGCGGCGACGAATCCAATGGTCATGGCGTACACAAACGCGGGTGATTCCAGCAGCGTGGTGTTGAATCAATTCCGTGATCGTGCCCTGGCTTCAATTGCAGGGGTGCAAGATGACATTGGGTATTTTGAATGGTCAGCACCAACGGACGAAATCAGCGTGGAGAATGCCCGTCATTCAAACCCGTCAATGGGAACACTGATTCACGCCGACAACATCAAATCGGTGCTAAACGACCCGCCTGACGTTGTAATGACTGAAGTCTTGTGCCGTTGGGTTGTGGCGATCAATAGCGCGGTGGACGCGGCTTCATGGGGTAATTGCCTGGACAAATCAGCTGACCTAGACATTGACAAATTGACCTGGTTGGCGATCGATCTTTCGCCCGATCGAAGACATGCGTCATTGGTGGGCGCGCAGAAAATCGGCGGGGAACAGTTTGTGGTGAAGTTGCTGCACACCTGGCAAAACGATCTTCAGTTGGACGACAAAGCAATTGCCAATGACCTGGCAGATTACGCCCGAAAGTATCCAACCGAATACGTCCTTTATAGTAGAAAAACAAGCGCAGCCGTTGCCGCACGCCTTGCACCTGCTGGCATTCCCATTTTCGACATGGACGGGGTTTATCCGCAGGCATGTGACGAAATGTTGTCGGCGATCAATTCAGGGCGTTTGAAACACCGTGGTCAGGCACAGTTGTCCGAAGAAGTTTTGGCAGCAGTTCAATTGCGTCGTGGGGACGGCGGCTGGGTTATAGGACGAAGGGCGTCACAATCGGTCGTTTGCGGCAGCGTGGCAGTCGCCCTCGCGACACACTTCGCGACACGCCCAGAGAATGATCTTGACATCATGGTTGGTTGATCGTATAAGCCTGACACAATTTGCACATGGGTTATTTTGATTTATTCACGCCAAAGGTGAAGGCTGCCGTTCCAGTCGAAGCCGCCAACGTGGACGCCGCTGCTATTGCGCCGTATTTCAGCGAAGTAGGAAATCTATTTCTATTTGGCGGCGTGATAACGGCTTCGCGTGCCGAAGCAATGAGCGTGCCAACATGTGCGCGCGCGTTAGGAATCATTCAGACAATTGCGTCACTTCCAATGCACACACGCAACGAAGCAACAGGCGAAAAGGTTTCACAACCGCGTGTGATCAATCAACCTGACCCACGCATTCCAGGTGCAACGTTTTGGTCGTGGATTATTTCAGATTTGTTCTTTTTTCCTTCAGCGTATGCCTACGTTATGGAACGTTATGCAGACACAGGCAAAATCCGTGCAATGGAAAGAATCGCACCTGAGCGTGTAACCATTCAGACCAACGGCATGGGTTATGAAATTGTTTCGTACCAAATCGACGGCGCATTTGTTGATCCTTCAAACCTGGTTGTTTTCCAGGGCACGCAAGAAGGTTTGCTGAGTCGTGCAGGTCGTACGATCAAGGCAGCCGCTGCGCTTGAACGCGCTGCAATGAATTTTGCCGTTGAACCAATTCCGCAAATGGTTTTGAAGTCAAACGGCACATCACTTCCAGCAGATCGCGTTTCAAAATTGCTGACGGCATGGCGTACGGCGCGCGCTAACAAATCAACGGCGTTTTTGAATGCTGACGTAACACTTGAAACATTAGGTTATGACCCAAAGAATCTTCAGCTGAACGAAGCCCGCAATTATGTTGCGTTGGAACTTTCACGTGCATGTGGTTTGCCTGCGTACTTCACAGATTCTCAACAGTCATCATTTACTTATTCAAACGCGCTTGATAAGCGTCGCGACCTAGTTGATTTTGCATTCCGCAATTTCATGTCAATTATCGAACAACGTTTGTCATTTGCTGATTTCACACCAGCAGGCAACCGCGTTTCATTTGATCTTGACGATTTCCTACGCGGTAACCCTTACGAGCGCGCGCAGGTTTATGAAATCTTAAATCGTATCGGCGCAATGTCGATCGACGAAATACGCGAGGAAGAAGACATGCTGCTATGAAAAAAGTGATCACACCAATGCAAATCACGGCTGCCGATTCAAACAGTCGCACAATCACCGGGCGCATTGTAACGTTCGAGGAAACTGGCAACGCTTCAATCGGCAAGGTGCAATTTGCTAGAAATTCAATTGAACCAACACCAGTTTTGCTTAATCTTGAACACGATCGCACCCGTCGCATTGGTTCAACACTTTCAATGACTTCAGACGACAAAGGCATTGAAGCCACGTTTAAAATTATTGAAACAACCGCAGGCAATGACAGTTTGGTCGAGGCAAGCACTGGAATGCGTGACGGGTTCAGCGTAGAAGTTTCATTTGACGAATACGAAACGTTAAAGGACGGCACAGTCCGCATTCTTGCTGGTGAGTTGACA